CAAGTTGATTTATATGGAAAAATTGATTATAGTAATGGAATGTATGAGAGAGAAATGTTTAGTTTTAAAGGATTTATTACAAAAGAACGAAATACACATTTAGAACACTTAGAAGACGATATAATAAACAAAGGTTCTAAAGGTGGTAAAAACGCAGTTAACTTTTTAAAGTCAATAAGAAACATGCTTGCTGGTTCATCTAGTAAGAAAGTTAATATGACTGTTAAGTGGGACGGCGCACCTGCTATTATCTGTGGTATCAATCCAGAAAACGGCAAATTCTTTGTCGGTACAAAAGCAGTATTCAATAAAACACCTAAAGTAAATTACACAAACGCAGATATAAGAAAAAATCACTCAGGTGAATTAGCAACTAAACTATCAATCGCATTAAAAGAATTATCAAAGTTAGGTATCTCTGGTGTATTACAAGGCGATTTTCTATTTTCAAAATCAGATTTAAAATCAGCAAACATAGATGGTGATAGTATGATTACTTTTACACCTAATACTATTACATATGCTGTACCTGTAAACTCAGCAATAGGTAAAAGAATTGCTAGAGCTAAAATGGGTATCGTATATCATACTTCATATTCAGGTAAAACATTATCATCTATGACAGCAGGTTTTGGCACTGTTAGAAGTAAGTCGGGTATATCATCTGTCTTTTTAGCAGATGCTGCCTATAAAGATGTATCAGGTAGTGCTAAGTTTACTAAATCAGAATTAAGTAGTTTTGACGCTTTGATTAGAAAAGCTGAAGGTTCATTATCTAAGGCTGCTCCTATACTAGATGAAATGAGTAAATCTACCTCAGACCAGTTTTCAATTGGCTTCAGATTAAAAACATTTTTTAATTTCTATATTAGAAATAGTAAAGGCGGTATGGCTAAAGTAAGAACATTACAAGAAATGTTTAGAAATTATTATGAAGCATTTGTACAACAAGAGATAGATGCTAGAAAAACAGAAAGTGGTAAAGAAAAGTATAGAGTAATATTAAAAAACGGATTAAATTTTATAGACAAAAATCAAAGTGCTTTATACATGGCAATTGCTTCACATGTTAGTTTACAAACTTGTAAAAATTCTTTAGTATCTAAACTATCTCAAATACAAAGTATAGGTCATTTTTTAAGAACATCAAACGGATATAGAGTAACAGCACCTGAGGGTTTTGTTGCTGTAGATAAAGGGGCTGCTGTTAAACTAGTAGATAGATTAGAGTTTAGTAGAGCAAACTTTACAGCAGAGAAAGATTGGGTAAAAGGATAATGTTAGGGTTTAAAAATTTTATGAACTTGACGGCACAGAAAAAATGCCCACCTGGTTTTCGTTTTGATGAAAGATTAAAAGTTTGTGTGCCAAAAGGTCAAGGTAGATACTACGGTGCTTATGGATTTGGCGTAGGTAGACCTAGTAGCGATAGTGGTGAAGGTGAAACTAATAACACTAATGGCAACGGTAACGGCAATGGCAATGGTAATGGCAACGGCAGTAACTCTGGTAATGGTGGCAACGGAGGCGGTAACGGATAATGAAGTTAAAACAATTAATTAGAGAGACAAACTTTGAGAAAATGCTTACTGAAGGTGTTTATGATCCAGGTATATTTAAAGCATTTTTCTTGGCAGGTGGTCCAGGTTCAGGTAAAACATTTGTGACTGCTAGTGCTTTTGCTGGCACAGGATTAAAAGTTGTTAACTCTGATACTGCTTTTGAAAGAGGATTAAAGAAAGCAAACTTATCATTAAAAATGCCTGACGAAGAAGAATACTTTAGAAATATTGTAAGACAAAGAGCAAAAACTTTAACGTCATCACAATTAGACACATATGTAAAAGGTAGATTAGGGCTAGTTGTTGACGCAACAGGTAGAGATTATAATGTTATACAAAGACAATTTAATTCTTGTAAAGTATTAGGATATGATTGTTATATGATATTTGTAAACACAAGTTTAGATGTTGCTCTTCAAAGAAATTTAATTAGAAGTAGATCAATACCTGAGTATGTTGTTAAGAATAGTTGGAACACTGTACAACAAAATATAGGTAAGTTTCAATATCTATTCGGTAGATCAAACATGGCAATCATAGATAATAATAAAAGTGACCAAGAGTTAGTTACTGATACATTAAGAAAAGCCTCTAACTTTGTGAGGGCAAACTTAATGAAAAAACCAAATAATATAATTGCTAAGACTTGGATAGCAAGAGAATTACAAATGAAGAAATTAGGAGTACAATAATGTATTTTTCAGAAAGTATCATAGACATTCCTAGAAAAACATACGCTAAGGGTGTGTTTGACAATGCTGATACTGAAAATCCTAAATTAAAAGTTGGTGTTGTTGCTATGATTAAAAAACAAATAGCACAGTTTGAAAAATATGCTCCTGTTAAAAAATTTTCACTAATAGGTTCTATCTTAACTAAAAGATATAGAGAAGACGCAGACCTAGACATCAATGTATTATTTGATGTACCACCTGCTGATAGAGAACCTATGAGAAAAGCAATTGCTAAAAATTTAAAAGATATTAACGGCAAACTTATACCTGGCACACAACACCCTATTAATTATTATGTCATCACTAATCCTGAACTAAAGAAAAAGAATGATGATATGGCAGATGGTGTATTTGATGTAGAAGAAAATAAATTTATTAGACGACCTGAAGATCAAACTTTTGAACCTGAAAAGTATGAGGCAGAGTTTCAAAAAAGAGTTAGAGAATTAGATATTGTACAAGGAGAATTAAAAAGAGATTTAGTTGATTATAAAGAGTTGACTGAACTATCAGATAATGATATATTAAACTTACAAGAACTAATAGGTAAAAAATTGTACGAGATAGAAGATAGTATTAAAACTTTAGTTGATATTGGCGATGAAGTATTTAAACAAAGACAAGACGCATTTGCTAATGACATGTCACCAGAAGAAATAAAAACTTTTGGTAAGAAACACAAATTACCTAAAAATGTTGTTTACAAATACTTAGAAAAATATCACTATATGAAAATGTATAAAAAATTAAAAGATATATTAGAGGATGGTAAAGTAACAGATGATGAGATTGATTCTATTGATGAAGCACCTAGAAAAACAATCGCATTTACTTTTGGCAGATTTAATCCTCCTACAATAGGGCATGAGAAATTAATTAAAAAAGTAAAAAGTATATCAGCAAATGATTATAGAATTTATTTAAGTAGAAGTGAAGACCCTAAAAAGAATCCTTTATCACCTAGACAAAAACTAGATGTGATGAAAAAGATGTTTCCTCAATATGCTAGTAAGATAATGTTAAATCCTACTAACATGATATTAGATATTGTTACTGATTTATATAAAAAAGGTTTTACAGAAATCTTTATGGTAGTAGGTAGTGATAGAGTAAGAGAGTTTGAAACAATCTTAAACAAATACAATGATGTAAGAAGTAGACATGGTTATTATAACTTTGATAATATAAATGTTTTATCTGCTGGCGAAAGAGATCCTGATGCTGAAGGTGCTATGGGTATGAGTGCTAGTAAGATGAGAGCGGCTGCTTCTAAGAATGATTTAGTTTCATTTAAAAAAGGTTTACCATCGTCATATAGAGACGCAAGTGGATTAATGAAACAAGTTAGACAAGGCATGAAACTCGCTGCTTCATATGGCAGTGTAGGACATCATCAAGGATACAATTATAAACCAATGGCAAGTTTAGAAGAATTTGAACAAAATCAAATAAGAGACCTATATGTTAGAGAAATGATCTTTAATGTAGGCGATAAAATTAACAACATAAAAGAAGATATAACAGGCAAAGTTGTAAGACGTGGTACTAATTATATTGTCGTAGAAGACAACGATAATAATTTACACAAATCTTGGATATGGGATTGTGTACCTGTTGCTTCAGATAGAGAGGTAGAAGTGAGAGAGTTTAATTTAAATGTTGATTACGGCTTTGAAGCTGTATCAGAAAAAGACGAAAAATCAGGACATACAAGAAAACTACCACAAGATAAATCAATCGGTGGTAAAAAAGGAACACAACCTAAGAAGTATTACAAAGGTTTGAAGAAAGATGTAAAAGGTAAACGAGACGCTTTCTTTAAGAAACAAGATACAACAGATGATACACCATCATCATACAAAGCAGCGCCAGGTGATAAAGACGCTAAAACAAAACCTAGTAAACATACTAAGAAGTTTAAACAAATGTATGGTGAAT